ACATTCCGAATTCGTAGTCATCTTGGTCAAGCATCTTGGCAAGTGCTTTGTGCATTTGTTGAGCCATGTATGTTTTACCGCTTCCGGCTCCACCTACAAGCATGACACGATCACCTCTGTACAGGGCTTGTAAGACTTCCGGTGATTTCTCATGGTGAATACCATCGACCTTGATCTTTTTGCCATCCGGCTTTTTGATCTCAATCTTGATTGGCGGTCTGTTCACATGCTTCTTCATTAATGAAGTGATGCCGGAAATTGTTTCCCTTGATTGCTCATCAATCATAGATTGCACTTTCTCAATATCAGTACCACTTTCGTGTTCGATTGTTTCATGCACTCTACGTATAAGGTCAGCAAGTTCGGCTTCCATAGGAGTGTTCGGTACAAAGGATGGCTTCGGCTGTTCACCTTCACCCTCGCTTTCACCTTCACCTTCACCCTCACCCTCGCTTTCACCATCAGGATCAGGCTGTGGATCAGGCTTTGCCTCAACGTCAGGTGACTCGTCACCACCTTCGTATTCATGCTTGGATGCATCAAAACTGTTGTACAGTTCGATCAATTCCTCATCAGTCATACGACTGGCACGTTGACCTAGTTCTACAGCTAGACGTTTTAACGTCTTGCGTTCCATGTCATCCAATTGCTCTTTAGAGCAAGGGAATCCTAGTAGTTGTTTGGCAGACTCTG